ACGGGTTGAGAGGGTTGAGTTGCGTGATCCAGGATCAATTCCCCGTCAATGACGAGGTATGAGCCCGATTCGGTTGGGACTGGCGCCGTCATGGAATTGTGAGGTCCAGCAGATTGGTCCTATAAGTCACATTGTAGGTAGTCCGAACCGCGCCCATATCGCCCGCCTCAGGCTCCCATGTCCGACTGCCTGGGTAAATGCTGATCACAAGCGCCCGCAGGGTTGTAGACGCCATGATGCGCCGGTGAAGGTCCACCCGGATCGGATCGCTGACAGCGCTTAGCGGGGCGCCATTGATGAACAGGTCGGCATTGATCACCAGAGACGTGGTGATGGTCTCGGTTGTCGTGGTGATGTCGTCGGTTTCTGTGGCTGGCTCGATCACCAGTGCGTGCATCTCGCCCCGCGCAATCGCCTGCTCCCGGTCCCGGTAAATCCTGGAACCCAGGCCAGTGGTGCCGGCCGCCGCTGAGGCAAACGCCGCCAAGATCTGTTCACACCTACTCATGGCGTCCGCTCCTGCAGGGCTACACCAAGGGCCACGTTTGCGGCGCCACTGAGGGCGGCCATGGCTTCAGATCGTGGGGCCCGGCAGGCTGACCCGCCATGGCCCCGCAGACATGCCGCCCAATCAGCAACCCCTACACCAGCGCCGGCGAGCAGGCAGAGGCCAGCGAACAGCAGGCAGGGGCCAAGGAATTTGGTCATCATAGCTTCCCCTGCCTCAATCGCTCATCATGCTCATCTGTAATTTTTTCCAGATGATTAAACCGTCTTTCGGAGTGCTCGATCCAGATCCCAATACGGGCCTCAAAGCTGCCTAGGCCCTTGGCGATCTGATAAAGAGCCTTGACGCCACTTCCGCAAATTGCAGTAGCCAATGCAGCAAGGGCAATGGCGGCTTCAGGTCCCATGACAATCCTTTGAAGGGCAGATAGATTCATTTTAGATTGCCGAAATGGCGGTAACGTAAGCATTGTTCAAGCTGCGCAGGGTGGCGGAGGGTTGCCGCACTGACCTGCTTGAGTACGGCCTTGGGCTAGTCCGATCAAGTCACAGAAAGGCCGTGCCAAATTCACAGACGCCTAAATCCCCCTCGATAGGTCGGGGCCGTAGCCGCAGTGCTTGTCCCGATGTGCTGCACTATTCCTCCCAAATAGGCCGCCGCCAGTCTGCCACTTTGCCAACTGTTGGGATGTATGTTATCAGTAGTGTAGTAGCCAGATTGTGTTGCTTGATAAAATGTAGAACCAAGATCAATCGCCTTTACTTTTTCTTCGCTTGGGTTGGCAGCAATATAGTTTGCAATTCCCGTTGTGATCGCTCCGCGCTGTCTCCCTGAAAATGGAACGCAGATGAAAATCCATGCTGTTGTTGTTGCGCGAACCGCAGTGATCCAGTTGGTTATTACGCTGGCGCTGATGTCGGTAGCGCCATCGTTGTAACCATGCAGCACGACAACGTAGTCGTGCGAGGCAAGGCTTCTGGAGACCCCCGGTTTTTTTAGATTCCAGCCGCTGGGGAGGGAGGGAAAACCACCGACACCACCAATGGTCCACCCATCGGCTCCGCAGCCAGCTTGATCGAATTCAGCGTTGAGGCCAACGCCAATGTGATTGGCATAAGAAGCCGTAGCAGCATCAGTGCCTGTTGTGCTGCTGATTCCGGGCGGCGCAGTAACTGCCAAGCCAGCAGTTATTGAATCACCATAAATGATTGCTTTCTTTGGCCTTGCCGTTGGAGCTGCTAATAAGCCAGTGCCGCCAAATGGAAGAAACGACGTAATGGTCAGTTTTTGCGCGTCTCCCCATGTATTTGCTTGATTGTAATTATCTTTTGCCTGATAGATTACACTTAGCTCATGATCGCCAGCAGCAATACCGGTGATATTGATGACCGTTTGCCCTGCTGTCAGCTTTGCAACTGTAGGGTCACCGGAATCTACCTGCGTTAGAACCCAAGGGTAGGCGGAGAGCCCGGTCGTGTTGACATTAATTGCAATGGCTGTCCCATTAAATCGCAGCTTCATGTAGCTGCCTGGCCAAACCGTCTCAGCAGACATTGATCCAGTGATGCCAGTCAGGTTCCAGTTAGATGGGCTTCTAACAATACTGAAGTTGTCGCAATAGATCGTTTGATCTATTGATGCTGTGACAGAAAGTGCTGCTGGATCGGTCAGCCCTGCATCATCACTTAACGAGATTGTTTTACTGCCAGCGCTTGCGGCGGTGTATGTGAACGTCGCGCTCCTGATAGCATCCGTGAGAGAGACTGACGAAGGGATAAACGTGCCACCTCCAGCGCCAACGGACGGTGTGATGACGACGGCGCCAGAGAGTGTGCCGCTTCCAAGCGTGGCAGTGAAGTTGGAAGATGCCTGGCCGACGATACAGGTAGATGGACCGGTCAGCGTGTAAGTTGTGACCGACGTAGGAGCTGATGCTGCGTACGAAATACTGGAAGGGTTAGTCAGGCTGGCATTGTTGGCGGCCGAAATTGTTTTGGTGCCAGATGTGGCAGCCGTGTAAGTGAAAGTTGCTGTGGCGGTTGACGATGTAAGGCTAACCGTGGTTGGCGTAAAAGTCCCACCGTTGCCTCCATCAGATGGCGTGACAACAACAGACCCAGATTGCACGGGACTATCAGTTCCAACAGTGAAATCGGATGATGCCTGGCCAACAGTTCCAGACGTTGGGCCAGTTAGCGTGACGGCAGTTGGAGAATTGCCGCTAATGCTATTAACTACGCCATAAGAAATAAAATCAAAACTTGCTCCAGTTGTATCTGTAGCTGCAACGTAATCCTGTATGCCAATTTTGCCACGCGCTGCTGAATGCGTAATTATTGCCGTAACTGCGGCAACCCTGGTGGCACTACTAAATGTTCCAGCAGTTGTCAACCAAAGGCCTCCTACTAAATCCTTGACAGAGGTTGTAAATGTATTGCCGGAGGCTGAACCGACTACTAAATAAGCGTTATTGGTTTTTAGTTGAATTCCGCTTAGACTTACTCTTTCTGTATAAGGAAAAAATGCGTCTTGCATGTTGACGTATAAAAAATTACCATTAATAAACAGGCGATGCAATACACCGGCGCCATTGGCAAGCCTTGTGCAAACGGCGAGGGTTGCATAATTTAAGTTGCTGCGAAAAAATCCCGTTATACCCGCCTCGTAATTGTCGCTGCCTGGATCTCCACTCCACTGGGCAATGGAAACAGCTCCGCTAGTTACAAGCCTGGCGTAACTGTCAGGGGATAAAACAAAATTATTGCCGGAATAAAGTGACCATGCGCCCCCTGCGTCTGGCGTATGATTGATCAGATTAAACGGGCTTGCTTCTCCCGTGTTACGAACAAAGATGTCAAGAATTGGCATAGTTACCTCACAGAACAAGCCAAGTGGAAAAGCTAGTAGACCAGGCCAGCGTTACGGATTCCTTGATGGTTGCAGAATCAGCGACAATGCTTGAATTGCTGACGCCATCCAGGTGTGCGGTGATAGTGACGGATCCAGCACCGTAGCGTTTGATGACCATGACATTGCCATTGGTTGTGCCACTGCCCAGCGTCATCGTCACAGCGCTGGCTGAGTTGATCAGCGCAATCCGATCAGACGTGGAAATCGCGCCGCTTGCCGTGTAGGTGGTGGTGATGGCGTAGAACGGCGGGCGGGCATCGCCTTTACCAAGCCTGCCGTCGCTGCCCAGCACCACCTGAGTCGCGCTGGCGTCGCCCGTGGCGGGCACGTCGCGGGATGCTGCGGTGCCGAGAGTAGGCTTACCGGTGAGGTCGCCGTAGAGGCCGCTGGTGGCGACGGTGGAAAGGCTGGCGGTAGCCGCCTTGGTGTCAACCGCAGCTTCAATCGCGTCTAGATTGCCGTCATGATCGGCAGCTGTTAGCGGTCGGTTGACAACAAGGCGCCGTATCAGATTGGCGATAGTCATGCTGTAAACACCCCGGCTTCAAAAACGTCAAACGTGAAGACCGCTGTCAGGGATTGTTGTAGCGTCTTCATCAGCGGAATCATTGAAAATGTGCCGTCATCAATTCGCATTGGCTCATGCTCAACTTTGTAAACAGAGCCATCAATGGTGATCAAATCACCAAACGATAAACCACCAAATTGGCTAGTGAGAATTTTAAGCAAATAGTCAATCATCACCACGTCGTTATTTACTACTAATTCGCTATTGACTGCCAAAAAGCCAGAGCCTGTTACGGCCCCAGCGGTGACAGTATTGCCACCTAGGTGCGCAAAGGCAACCCTATTAGCAGAGGCCGATAGGGTTGCCCAGCTCATTAGAAGCTGCCGTTGAGGCGGACGGTGCAGGTAGCGTCACCATCGGCGCAGGTGGCCGTAAACACTCCAATCAGAGTGTTACTGGTGCTCACTGCGGTGACGTTTTTGTTGGTGTTGTTCCAGTAGGCGCGGGCGCCCTGTGAACCACCAGTGCTAGTGCCAGTGGCCTTGGTTAGAGTCCAAACACCCTCAACATCAAAAACGCCATCGTCACCACTAGCAACGTCGCTTTGAGCTACGCCAAAGGTGGCGCCAACAAGCGCGCCGCCACCAGAGCTGACTGCATAGGGAGCGGCAAGGGTTAAAACCTCGCCCTTTTGAGAATAGTTCTTAGCCATGAAGTCCTCTTGAAAAATGGTTGTTGGAAATGGGCCGGGACTGCCGGCCCTAGGTCACAGATCAGACGCCAGTCGAGCGGTAGAAGCCACGGTGATCAGCCATGGTTGCGTAGAAGTCGTGACGTACCAGCATCTCAATCCCGTCGGGATTGCGCTTTTCGGTAGAGGTAATCACCGGGCCAGATTCGCCGGCAAGGTAACCAAACTGGATCATGTCCACCACATTGGGGTTAGCCGCCAAATAGTAGTAAGCGGTTGAGTCGGCGGACAAGCGAGCTTCCACAATCAACTCCATTCCACTGGCAAACGGGTTGACCGAGGTGATGGCGTTAGGAGCAAATCCAGTTGGGTAAAGGAATTGGAGAGCGGCCGTGCGAAGCTCGGGGGGAACAATTAAATAGGCCGCAGGAATGTTAAGAACATTGCCCTCGCTATCAGTTTGCTTCCGCAGCTTGGTTACGCCAGCGTCAATTCCGGTAACGCCAATGGCGCCGGTTCCGGTGTTGTTGTGACCGCTGGCAAACAAGGCCTGGCCATCAAGGGTGACGGTCGAACCATTGGCGCCATCAGTCAGCAAAGCCCAGGCCAGGTTGCTCTCAAGTAGCGAACATCCGGCGCCCATTTTTGCTGTCATCCGATCAATGGCGGATAAGTTGTCATTGATCAGAAGCTGACGGGTAATGGTCAACCCCTTGCCATAGGTAAACAGTCGATAAGTCCTTTCCTGATCCGAAAACTTACCAAACTTGTATTCACCGCCTTCAAGTATCTTTTCGGGAACAATCTGGCTAACAAGGTTGACGTCGTAATTAGGCTTAAAATCGACATTATCAGACTGGAAAGCCAATGGCCGCCAGGTCTGCAGCTCTTCGGCATAAGCACGGCTGAGCCGCTTGTTAGCGGTATTAAGTACCAGATTGGAAAGATCCGAGTTGGTATGGAATGCCCGGTCAATCAACTCATTGGTAGACATCAGGCGAACATCAGTCCGACTGAATCCACGCACCGTTTCGAGGTACTCGCGGGCCATGTCGGTGGTCCGCATCCCCCGGTACTCACGGGCCAGCTCCGTCTGTTCCGTGACGGCATGGCAGCGGTAGTCAAGGGCTTCACCCAGGCCGCGCAAGAACGTCACGTTGGCGTCGCGGGTGACGGCAATACGGGCAGGATGCCCAGCCGTTGCAGGAGACCTGGCCTCGGTTGCCAGGCGAACGCTGCGCACGACCTCAGTCATGACCTCCAGATGGGGGCGATTAGCAGTGGAACGAATGAGCTCCTGCACCGTCTCCTCCGGCAGGCCTGCGACCGAGGCAGACCGACGAATTGCCAGCTCTCGGGTGACATCATCAGCAGATGCGACGGTCTCAGACACAGCAGTCTGAGGAGCTTCCGTCACCGCAGTGGTGGCGGCTGGTGGAGTGCAGGCGGGAGCCGGCTCAGTGATCGCTGCCGGATTGCCCCCGGCGGCTTGAGTTTCAACAGTCATCGCAAGGGGGTCCGTAAATTGGTTGTTTTCAGAACTGATACCAGCCGACCGCATAACGGCAGCTGGATCCTGACCGGCAACGACCAGGGAGACCGCGACAGGTTCCCAGTCCATTGCCAAGTCGAGAGGTTGTTGGGCGGTTGCCAATTTCCACCCGTAGATACGGGCATCAACTGAAAACCGGGCCGATCCAGACCGCAGGCGGGGGATGGCCGTAGCCATCGCCTCCTCTGGTCCATCGACCTTCACCACTCCAATTAGGGCAGGAATACCCTCGTCAGTGGTGCCCAGCGACAGCGACTGCACAGCGCCCCAGCATGATGCCGAGGTGCGCGCATGGTCGATATCGCACGGGATCGGCCGGCCGGGCCAGCGAATCGCCGCCATTGAATGCAGCAGCTGGACACCATCGCCTACGTCGCCCTCGGACGAAATGATGATTGTCGCGGTTTGACTAGCTTCATCCCATGTATGGGGCGAAACCAGAGCCATCCGCTGGCAATCACGTTGGCCCGTGACAAGTTCGGAGTTGGTATCCGTGCTGAGTTCCATAGTTCCTAGGCTAGCTGGCTTCAGTCGGAGGTAGCTCAGAACCGGAAGGCCGAGCTTGAGTAACGCCAGAATCACTCACCAGCTTGGCATCTACCGTCAGCGCCAGATCCCTCCCTCTGGCGTAGGCCATGTCATCGCCCAGTTCATCAATCACGGCCTGAGGCACATATCCCAGGCTTCGCTGAACCTCTGAGAGGCTCATCAATCCGGCTCGAACCGCATGGATCAGCGCCGGGATCTCGCGAGTTGGATCGATCATTTCCCGCCGTGGCGGAGTCCAAATCATCCGACCAGAAACCCTAGTTGTCATGCTGGCCATAGCCACTGCAGAGGCAAACCACTGAGCAACTGGGTTCAATATCTGAGGGACCGTGATATTCCAACGCCATGACGCGACATTGCGATGGAACTCAAGCCAGCCCATCCGGCCGTTGCTGAAATTAACCTCAGACAGGATTCCAGTCAAAGCCTCAAACGTAATGCCGTAGCCAGCGGCAACGGCATGTAAATGGTGCCGTTGCAGCTCAATGAAATTGCCAGCCGCCGGAGGGGTGTTGAATTTAATGTCTTTTCCAGGCGGAAGAATTTCAATCGCGCCGGGTTCCAATTTGTCAAGAAGCTCCGTCCCAGCTGCCACCATGTCTGGGTCCGGGTCTGTAATGAATCCAGCAAAACAGCACGCGATCTTGTCGAGTGTCAGCCGGGTTTCGCTATGGTCGCCAATGTCGCGCAACGTCAGCAAAGCCGATGCACCCCAGGGGACACCAGTGGCCTGATGGGGTCGCCGCACTTCGTAAGCATGACAGATTTCCGTAAACTCAACAAACTCAGAAGCAATAGACTGATTTCGCCAATCGGTTTCGCCTGGATGGTTCAATCTGATCCAATACCCTTCCAATCTGCCAGTATCATCAAATTGTTTCCCAAAAATAATATTTGATCCATTATCCTTACTAAGATCCAGCCAATCTGGTTCTAATACTTGCAGCACCAATGGCGGCAAGCCCATGCTTACAAGACGCTCATCAATTCGGCGACGCACAAGGCAGCTTCCGCGAACTGCAATGGTGCGAGCTATAAGGCTTTGTAAGCCATAAAAATTTGTCTTGCGGTAAAAATCACATTCGATAGAATCGGCCCAATCGTTCCATAATTGAGAATATTTCTTATTTTTATTAGCAGGTTCCCCTATAATGCCATCTCCAATCCAGTTATTAGCAATAACCCTGATGGCTTTATCCGCCCACGGATCAGAGTCAACTGTATCCTGATGTCTTGAGATGATCCGCTGTAGGGACTGCCTTAGGTCGCTGTTTGGCCCCCGATTGGTGGTCCACCAATTCTCGGTTCTCCTGGATACCTTGCCAGCATCAAACGCCCGGCGGCGTTCCGCGATTAGCTCCGCCTGCACATTGGCCAGTGCTAGTTGCAGCTCAGCCTTGCTTTGGCGCCTACCCATTCTCAGGCTCGCTGGAAGGTGGTATAGATGCGTTTGGCTGGCACCATGGTGGCCGTAGCCTCAACTTCGCCAGTCATTTTGCGCTCAAGCTGCAGCATCTCATCAAGGCTCCGATACGTCAGCTGCCGGCCATCGCTGAATCGAACCGTCAAGACCCCCTCGGCAATCGCTGCCCGCAGATCCGCTAGCTGTTGTGACGTGAATTTTGTCATAGCCTCAGGCTAACGACCCCAGAACGAGCTAGACCGCTGTCGTGGTTTTAATGTTGCCTGCGTCGTCGGCAGCTGTCCCGCCTGCACCTCCAGCTGATCCCACATAGTCGCCCGGTTGTACCTGCGGGCGACCAACTGCAGGGCTGCGTAAGCCATTCGGGTGCAGTCCCCGGCTTCGTCGCGTGATCCGGCGGGCAACACCCAACTGTAGGTGGTCTGACCCTTGTCCCGCTTTGGCATCCGCTTCCACGGGAACAACTCAGCCAGGAATTGATCAGTGCTGGCCATCCCGAAATGGAGGTATCCGGGCCCAGGCTGCTCGTTGCGCAGTCGGCCCTGCAGGTGATTGACGCTGGCGTCATAGCCCACGTTGAACAACAGGACACCTTTTTTGGCGATGGCCTGGTTTTTGCGGTTCACGTCCACCGGCACGCCTCGGCCAATCAACGGTTTGCCCACCTGGTGTGCGCCCTTCATCGGCACCCATATCGAGGCCCGACTGCGACACCAGTTGCGCACCTCATGAGTCGCGTAACCACCGTCATCAATTCCGCCCATCGCTAGGCGCAGCTCAGTCCCGTCGGCTTTGCGCCATTTGGTCTGAGCGATCTGATCCAGCTGGGCCAGTGTCTCCGGCTGCTGCGGGTCGCCATCGATCTCCCAGTGGCCCAGGTGCCAGCCCTCCTCACCGCGGCCCCAGCCCCAAACCGTGAGCACCAATCGCTCG